CAGTTCCTTGATCCCTGGAATGTAGAACAGGGACGACTGTCCGCGATCCGTCCGGTGCCTCCTCAACAGTCGCCCTACGGCCTGCACGAAGAATAGTTCCGTCCGATACTTCGTCATGTAGCACACCACCCGAATACGGGGGATGTCTACGCCCTCGGAAACCTGACGAACTGCAACGATCCAGCGGTCCGGCGAGTCCTTAAATTTCTTGATTTTAGACACCCCGCCGTCCTGCGTGGTAGCCAGGACCGGCTTGTGTCCAGTCACCTCCTCAACCAGTTTCGCCAACTTCCTGGCGTGCGCGCAGTCGTTCGCCAGGATAAGGCCGGCAGAATCGTCGGGCATCTCTTCGAGTGAAGCGTTTGCATGAACGACCATCGACCGTGCAAAACCTCCATCGGCGTCTAGAATCGTCTTGAGAATCTTGGGAGTGTCCGATTTTGAGCACTTCTTCCCGATCTCGATCTCCTTGATTTTGTCGTCAACAATCCATGAAGCAGAACCGGCAAAGATCGGGAACTCCACCTGTCTGCATACGCCGGCTTCCAGAGCCTCTTGATAGGAGTAGCTAAAGTCTGGAACACAGACCCCGTCAACGTATCGGACAAAGGCTATCTTGTAATCGTCGCTCCTGAACGGCGTTCCTGTCAGGGATAGTCTGCGCTCGGAGAACTGAAAAGCGAGTCCAGCCGTGTCACCCCAAGACTTTCCTCCCTCGCGCTCGCCAGCGTGGTGAACCTCGTCGAAGATGACCATGACCCGGCCGGATCCGCAAGTGTTGGCGAACTCTTCTGGATTGAATGCCACCTGCTGATAGGTGCAAACCAGACCATGTCCTTCATCGGTGGCTTCATCGTCCAACAGGGTTATCCCAAACTGCTTGGCCGCGACTTCCTTCCATTGCGCCTTGATGTTCAGCGTTGGCGCTACAACAATCACCAGATCAATGGCGCCGTCAATGACGAGTTGCTGGGCTACGCGGAGCCCAAAGATCGTCTTTCCTCCACCAGGGACACAGTGGACCAAGAAGTCCTTGGCGTTCGCCTGCAAGTATTTGTCCATGGCCGCTTGTTGCCATGCGAAAAGCTTTTGTTCAATCATCGTGGTCATGCCGACACCTTTTCCAGCATCTGGGTCCGCAAGTTCTTCGCCCATTCGTAGACCTCTGGCTCAGAGAACAGGGCTCCCTCGGGGGGTGGCGTCAGGCTGGCCGCGTAGGTGGCCCAGAGAAGGGCTTCGAGTGGTTCGTTCCGCTGGGCCCAAAGCGCGGCAACGGCGAACGGTGCCTCTGCTCTAGAAGGGTCTATTTCGAGCGCTTTCCTGAACCAAAAGAGGGGGGTCGACTCAAGCACGCCCAACCGAAGCGCCGAGACATACCTTTCCTGGTTCCAGCCATCCAGGCAGGCAAATCGATTCCGGTAAACACTTGCTGCTTGATGAACGCAGCCGGCGTCCTTGTAGCTCTGGGCCAAATAGAACAGCCAACGGGGCGCGAGATCCGACTCTGGGTCATCTCGCAAAGCCTTCTCCAAAAGTCTGGCGTCTTTCAGGAACTTCTCCGGGTCCTTCGACCTGGCCCCGCCCCCGATACGGTGATACACCGGCCAGTCCAGTTGGCCAACGGTGGCCTCCAGGCCGCCCATCCGGCAAGGCGCTTCGTGCACCGGGCTCCGGTAGCACCACAGGCCGTCAGCGCGCAACAGGTGGGCCCGGTGGTAGACTGTGGAGCCGTCCTGGACCTTCAGGTGATAACAGTCCTTCTCCAGATTAACGCTGTGCTCAAATCCGCCGTCCAGGACGTCGTCTGCGTCAAGGATCAGGTGGTAGTCCTGCGGTCCGAGGTCAAACTTATCCTCGGCCGTGCGCAGAGCGCGGGTTCTGTTGGCGCCAAAATCGACCCAGGCATGGCTTCCAACGTAGACCTTTCTGGGGCTCTGCGCCAACAAGTCGCAGACCGTTTCCGGCGTGCCGTCTTCGCTTCCAGTGTCGCAAATGCACACGCAGTCGACCAGGGCAAGAGCGCTCAGTAAGCTACGCCGGATAACGTGGGATTCGTTTCGAACGATCATCGTAAGGCAAATCATCGGGTGTTCTCCGTCCTGATTCAAGGGCCGGGGCCGCCCAAAGCGACCCCGGCGAAGGGGCTTAAGCGGCTTGCGCTTCGGCCTGGGCGGTGGTGATGAGCGGCTGATCAGCGCTCTCGCTGGTCGCGACAACGTCAGGATCGTTCGAGTTTGGAGGAGGAGCGTCGGGCGTCTCGGCCACCCAGTTCTTGCCGGCCTTGGCGATCACGCCTTTGCGAACGAGCTGGTCAAAGTGGACCTCCACGATCGCCTTGGTCTGGCCGGTGGACTTCGCTACCTGCTCGCATGCCTTGGTGCGTCCGGCCCCGTCGTTCAGGGCTTGGACCAGTCCGGCTTCGATGTGCGGTGGAACTCCGCTGGGGATTTTCCAGGCTCCAGGCGGATGAGAGTCCAGCGTTCCCTGGGTGCCGTCCTTCGGGTCTATGCCGTCAACGGCTGCGTTCAGCGCTTTGTCTGCGCGCTGCGTCGGAATCAGTTTGCCGTTGTCATCCAGGCCGCGTGCGTTGCCCTTTTCGTCGAATAAGGACATCTGGATGTCGAGGTCCTTGCTGGCGTCCCGGAGCTGCTGCAGCCGGTTAAAACGCTCGGTGATTTTTGCCTCGTGTTCGTCGAAGATTTCTTCGAGACGGATTCGCGCAGAATCGAAGGCTCGCCGTGTTCCTGGGTCGAGTTTAATCCTGTCATCACCGGCATCTTTATCCACCTCTAGCGTGAAGTTTAACATCCGAATCGCTTCGGAAATCGCGGACTCTTCTGGTTTTTTCACTTGTCTGCTCCGTTCGAGCCTGGCAGCGAGGAACGAGCAATGTCAGGATATGTCACCGCCGTTCCGTTCGTCAAGTGGGACAACTGCTCCAGGAACCCCTTGGCAACCTCGGAAAGCTCGCATTGGTCGAGGGTTGAGCCGCCTAAAATTTTTTCAAGTCCCTTGAACTCTTCGCGAGAGCCGCGAAGGGTGACGGCAAACAAGTCAGGACCGAGGATTCTCCACCTGAAGTCCGTTGTCACTGGCGGCATGCACTTGATTTCGATCGACCTCGGGCTAGACCGGTTTCGAGCGATCTTGCCGTCCCGTTGGAGAGCCATCAGGTGGCTATGAACCGTGCTGCTGCTCTCCAGGCCAACAGCCTTGCCGATCTCGCGAATCGAAGGAGAGAAGCCGAATCGCAACTGGTGGGAAACGAGAAAATCAAGAATTTGCTTGCGACGGCGCTCGCCTCCCGCGTTGAAGGTCGCTCGGTTCGGCCTCGTCCGCTGGGCGGCCTGGGCCTTGGTCGGAAGGTGGTAAATCGGGTCTTGGATTTTCATCGTTGAAGCATCCTTTCGGCCAGGTCGGCCAGGTCGTCTTTGATGTCCCTGCCGGTCACGCTGTCGCCCAGGCAGACCCAGCCGGGCCGGTCCTGGGTGGCAAACATCTCCAGCATTCCGCAGCCTTCGAGGTAAGGCCCAAGCCAGCGCTCAATGCGTTGGTGAACCTCGGCCGGCTTCCGGCTGTGGATCTTGCGGTTGTTCTCGTCGCACTCGTGCGGCTCCACGATGGCCTGAGCCGGTTTCCAGGCCCCCTCCGCCGTCGAGTGCCAGCAGCAGAACTTCTTGCGGTTGCGTCGGGCCAGGATGCAGCGCTCCAGGTTGCCGGCGGTGTATTTGCCGGGCCCGAAGAACGGCGTCCCGGCCACCCGGTTGGTTTTCGTCCAACTGAACGCCGTGCAGACCTGCTCAAAGCCCCACGCCTCCAGGACTTGCAGGTGGTCGTGAGGCATAGACTCCAGCACCCACAGGAAAAGGTAAGCGTCCGGCATACACACGGCCTGCACCCACGGGCCAAGGGCGGCAATGTCAGCGGTGGGCATCGTCCCCCGGCCGTAGTTGCCAGCCGCGCCCATGCCGAGCCTGGTCTTCTGCTCCGGGTTGTCCTTGCGCACGGCCTTGCGGTCGTTGTGTTGCCACGGGGGGTCAGCCAAAATCACGCGAATGAACACCTACGCCACCGCCCACGGCCACCGGACCCGGCCAACGAACTTCGACTGGGCAGCCGGCATTTCGATCCACGCCCGGCCCAGGCTCTGGGCGGCCATCGCACCCAGCGCCCAGGCGTCTGCCTCGTCGGAGGTGGCAAACAGGCGGCCGGTTCGGTGCGTAACGATGGCCATGATCTGGTCCTTTTTGGCCGCTCCGACCCACGCTTTCAGCGTTGACGGGTTGACGAAGGCCACCGGCAGGCTCAGTTCGTGCAGCAGCAACCGGATCACGCCACCCAGTTCGGCGAGCTGGAACACGCTCTGGCCCTTCGCGCCAAGCGGGTAGTCCTCGATGACAACTCCGTTCAGAGGGTTGCCGGACAGAATCCCGGCCAGCATGTCGCGAATCCAGGCGAGTCGGGAAGGCCCCGTGGAACCGCTTGGCGGCTTGAGGACCATCGTGGTCTGGTCAGGAAAACACAGGCCGGTCTGGTTCAGGCTTGGGTCGATGGCTAAGATCTTCAATGTTCCTCCTGTTTTGGTAGCTTTGCGGCGACCCCAAGGGCCGTCTCGGTGCGGGCGCAGGCGACTCCGATCACGCTGCCGAGCCTGGAACCTTGGGCCACCTCGGCGACAACCTCGCGGAGAATGGAGTCCCAGGTCCGGGAAACGTTGCGGCGCCAGGACGTTGCGTCCCAGCCGGCAGGGGTGGTCTTGGATAAAATCTCCCGGACCCGGCGCAAGTCGACCGGCTTGGGTTTGCAGCCGGTGATCGTCTGGAGCGCCTGGGCAAGTTTTTTCTCGGGTGGTCGGGAGGGTGAATTATGCCCCTGGTTACCCGTCGTTTGATCTGCAGAAAAATCACCCCCACTCTCCCCAGTTTCCCCTTGGGGGTAAGGGGGTGTTTTCATGTCTTTCATGTCTTCATGTTTTAGACACCCTTCAACTTCAATGCTGGAGCGGGATTCCCGATCGCTAGTCGATCTCTGGGGAAGCGCTAGTCGATCTTTGGGGAAGCGCTTGTCGATCTCTGGGGAAGCGCTAGTCGATCTTTTTCGATCGTTTTCAGCATCGCTAGTCGATCGCTGGGAGATCGACAAGGATGACAGGTATTGTCGTTTTATTGGCTCCGGCCACACCCCTGGGCAGGCCGCCCACTGCTCCCAATTTTTGTTCACCCGGTAAACCCCCGGCTTGGGTCCCGAGGGCTTGTGGTCACAAAACACCAGCCGCCTACAGAGCAGCGACACCAGACACTTGCGAGCGTTCCCCTCGTTAATCCCGAGGTGTTCGGAGATTAGCGACCCGGTCAACGCCGCGCTCCTTTGCTGCATCCCGTAGCTGAGTCTCACCAAAAGAAGCATCAGCCTCACCTCGTTTCGTCCCAGGTCGGCCTGGATGATGCGCTCGAACAGTTCATTTGCAATTCTGACATATCCGTGTTCCAATTGCGGGCTTGCCATTTAAAATAGGTTCCAGTCGTGCTCTTCGAATTCTGGCGGACAATTCACCGGGAAATCTTTTCCAGGCAATTTTTCTTCATTTTGTTTTGGCTGCGACGCTCGAAATGTAAATGTTGGCCCGTTGAAGTGCATGGGAACGTCGCCTTCGCTTCCCTCGCCATTTTTTGCGACAATTGCAACGGCCTCGAACGGGTCGCAACTTCCCTTCGGCTTGTAGAGCGGGGGCCGGTGCAAAAGGACCACCTTGCGGGCGTCTTCCTCGATGCAGCCGCTCATCTTCAGGTCGCCCAGGGTTGGTCGTCCTCCGCTCCTGTCGTCGGCCTTGCGTCCGATCTGCACCAGCACCACGAAGGGAATACCAGTCGCCTTCATCGCTCTGCGGCACACGTTAGAGGCCATGCTGGTCAGCTTGTAATCTGCCCCATCACCGGCCATGATCCCAAGGTGGTCGATGAACACGGCCTTCAGGTTGGGGTGCTCCAGCCGGAAAAGCTCGACCCGCTGCAGCAACTGGTCTGGCCGCAGGGCCTGGTCGTCGATCCAAAGGTCGGTATTGAGCCGCCTCACTTCCTCGACTTTCTCGGGCAACTTGTTGACCGCCCCGATGGGCAACTGAAGCTGCTGGGCGGCCAGGCGAAGCCACATCTTTCTTCTGGAGAGTTCAAGCGAAAGGAACAGAACGGTGCCATAGTTGGCGGCCAGGCTGGAGGCGAGCTGCAGACCCTTGGCGGTCTTCCCGACCCTAGGCCGTGCTGCTATGACGACCAGGTCCGACTCTTCGATTCCGCCCAAGACTTCGTCCAGTTCTGGAATGCCGGTGCTCATCTGGTTGACGACCACCTTGCCAGCCTCCTCTGCAGCCTGACGCTCACGAATAGTCTCTGCCAGCGCCCCCAGGCCGTCTGACCAGTGCTCTGCGCTGTGCCGCTTGGAGGTGGACGCAGCGGCGCTCAGGGAGGCGATGAACTCGGTTTGTGCCTCAGCAAATGACCGGTGTGGGTCGGCCAGCATTTGCTTGCCGTCTTCCACCGCCTTGAGGAACCGGACCCGACTTGACTCGTCCCGGACCTGGTCGAGTAGGCTCTTGAGGTGGCCAGGCCCGTAGCCGGCCCAGGAGCCCGAAGCCCAGGCGTTGCGCACCGAGGTATAGCTGTCCGGCCACCCACGGTCCGCTGAGAGCTTCTTCAGGCTTGGCGGGTCGACGGAGCGGTATTTGCGCCAGCAGTCCTGGAGCACTCGGAATTGGAGGTTGGCAGAAGCTGTGTGGAAGTCGTCCGCGGTGGCCGTGCCCAGCAATATCCTGGCGTTGTCCGGGTCCGCCCAGCAGGCGGCGATGAGTCCGACTTCCAGTTCTCCTGCGGTCTGCTGCCGTAGGGGGTTCAAGCGCCCTCCACGTATTGCACCGGGCAGCCAGGGTTCGGTTTCTTGCCGTTCCTCGGGTTGCTAACGCCAGAAAACTTTCGAATGCGGCTGGAGCAGACGATCTGGGTAACGGTCTTGGTGACGCCGTCTTTGGTCGAAAGGTAGGTTGCAGAGGTGGCCTTGCGGCCACAGGCCGGGCAGCGGTCAATGGAAGAGGTCTGGTTCATGAAGCCCTCCCTTAGGCCGGTAGTCGCGGCGCAGCTCGTAGCCGGGGAAGGGCAAGTAGCCGGCCGCCAGCAGCGCTCCGTCCGGGTCGTCCAGGCCCTCACCGATGGCAGCAGCCATCTCCCGAGAAGGCTGGTGCTCGCCGCGCACGAGGCGGGAGAAGTAACGCCAGCAAATGCCGAGCGACTCCGCCATGGACCGCTGGGTCATCCCGTGCTGCGCCAGCTTCCAGCGGAGGTAGGCGCCGAAGGTTTTCATGAAGTCCATGCTGATTGCTTTGGCAGGCTTGGCACCCATCAGCGGCCACCACCGGCAACCCGCCTGCAGACCGCTACGAATAGATGGGGGCAGCGGGCGTGGAACAATTTTGCCAGGTGCTCAAAGCCCCGGGCTGCGTCCAGGTCGTCCTTGGGCTGGGCTGCCAGGACCGCGTCGCTGGCAACGTGCCGTTTGAGCATGTCAACCGCCTCGGCGTCCACCTGGGCGGCGCGCTCCTCCAGGTAGGACAGTCTCTGCTCGATGCTCTCGGCGTTGTCGCTGGCGCCAAATGTTTTGGCAAAGCCGTCTTTCGCCCATTGATCAATTTCGTCAGCGGTTGGGATTTGATCATACGGGAGGAAGCCGACATCCACGGAGGGAGGGGCCGGGGGACGCCCAGACCCAAGTGCCTTTTTCAGGTTTTCCAAGGAGCCGACTTCAAGCAGCATCCCTTCGACCCCATAGGTTAGGGGATCGTGCCCCTTGTCGGGGGGGAGGGCGGCGCTGCCAGGACTGGGCTTGGAGTCAAGCTCACCAGCCTCCCGAGTTGGGGCACCACCCTCCCTAGAATCTTTTGTCTGGTCGTCCCAGTAAGATTGAAGGTTGTTTTTCCGGATTTGTGCCAGCGCGGCTTTCATTTTCGCGTTGACATCTTCGGTCACTAGGCGCCCGGCCAGCCAGTCGTAAATGGCGGCGTCACGCACGCCAGACAATTCCTTTAGAACCCGGTTCTTGAGTCCCAGTTTCTCTTTCAGGCGATGGTATTCTTCGATGTCTTGCGGGTTCGGCCTAACGCTCGCGGCCCGTCCATTCTTACCGGTGGGGTTTGGCATTTCCATGACATCCTCAGTCTTTCGGACCGGGCAGGCCGGTCGGATGAATTTCCTGTTGGTGTAGGTGGGCTTTTTCTTTTTGCGAGAACTCGGGCAGCGCCAGATCGTCTGCCTGTAGGTGACGCCGTCGCGCAAGACCGTCAGGGTCTCGGCGACGGCGTCCTTTCCGCAGGTCGGACACGGCTCGGTCACCGGAGCGGAATCCGTGAGCCTTCCAATGTCCAGGATCGCGGGCAGCCGAAGTTGCTCAATCATGCCGCGTCTTCTTTTTTGCGCAGCGCATCCAGGCGCTTACCCTCGGCCTTCTGCCAGTGGTAAAGGTCAACCGCGTGATACCAGGCGGTCAATTGCTTGGCTTTCTCCTCGGCGGTTTCAAAGACCGGGATCATCCTGAACTTGCCGGTCAACTTGTCCAGTTGGGCAATGTAGACACGATCGATTGACTGGCCAAAACACAGCTCATACATGCAGGCGTAGCCGGTCGTTTGAATCAGCATTCCCTGGCCGATGTATCCGCCCGTCTTGTAGTCGACGATGATCCTGGCCCCGTCTGGCGCCAGGCTGACATTGTCGATCATGCCGGCCACCCCGTTCGCCAGGTCGACAACCAACAGTTCGCTGCCGATCATCACCGGGCACTTCTCCAGGAACAACTGATAGAAAGCGCGGATAGCGCCCTGCACCTTCGGATCCTCGTCGGAAACCTTGAGCACCCACATCTGACCGTCACGGTCGCGGAACTTGACCCGGTCAAACAGCGGCGTGCCGTTCTCGTTGAAGTCCTGCAGCTTGAGGTTGCCTAACCACTTGTCGATCAGGTCGTGCGCTCTGGTGCCCAACTCGGCGGCTTCGTCGCGCTTCTCGTTGCGCTCGTAGAACGAACGGCGGTGAAACTCCAGGAGCTTAAGGGAAGAGAACTCCTCCCACGCCTGGATCATGGCGTCGGAGTCGTCCAGGGTGACCTGGTATTCACTGCACTTCTTGATCAGGCCGTCGAGCTTTTCCCAGTTGCCGCGCACCAGGATCGGCTCTCCAGTCTCTTTGAGCACACCCTTCAGCACCGGCTCCCCGAGCAGTCGGTTGGGAGTCTGCATGGCCGCCCAGTCCATCAGCGCAGAGATGTCCCACTTTACTCCAGAGATGTCGCTCACCCGATTGGGGAGCAACACCTTTCTGCCGTCGCTCAGTGTGGCCTGGTATTTGCAATAGTATTCCGGGCCCTTGATCTGCACCAATTCAGCACTGACGAACATGGATTGCTCAAGCTCCATTTTGGGGGTCCACCACCCGGAGGCGGTGACGACGCGAATTCCAGGGATGGGCGGCATTAAAAGGAGGCCGCCTGTTCCGCGAGGTGACCTTGGACGGCGTCAATCTGTGCGACCGTCGCGTTCCTCATGGACAGGCCGGGGAAAATCTTCTCCAGCATCTCCTTGGCCAGCCCGGCCTTCTTCTCGCCGGTCTGGCGGTCGAACGCATAGTAAGATTTCCAAGCCTCCCAGGCGTCGCTTATAGCCGCCTCGCTGGCCGGTGAGTTGTCCTTTGACGGAAGGTTGTCGTCCCAGTCGTTGGCCGGTCCCGCGTCCACCACCTGGGTGGCCTGCTCGGGCTCTGGCGCCGCTTCTTTCTTGCGGGTCCGCTTGGGCGCTGACTCGGGCTCTGGAACCGGCTGCGCGTCGCTGACACGAATACGGCTGTAAGATTTCGAGGTTCCCGGCTCGTCAGATGGCCGCTCGATCACCTGGGCAGGCAGCACGTCAACGAACTCCGCCCGGTCGTCTCCCAGTTCCTCTGGGGTGTAGGCCATGCCCAGGATGATGTCGGGGGCTGCCAGGCGGACGCAGGCGGCGATCGCTCGGCTCTCCAGCATGCGCTGCGGGTAGAGTTTCCACGGGCCGTCTTTATTGAGAAGACCGGCCCTCTGAGCATCTTCTTTCGTAAAGGTAGCAACAGTGGCGTTTGCCGGGCTTTCTCGGCGGGTGATCGAGCATGTCGCGCTGTCACTGGTTGAGGTGACGGTAATGGAGTGACCGGCCTTGCGCACCAAAGCGTTCATCATTCGGGCGCTCATGCTGGGGCGGTTGTTGACCATGTAGATCTCCATCATGGCAACGACCGGTTCGATTCCGAGACAACGGCCAAGCTCAAGGGCAACCAGCACGTTTCCGGGCTTGCCTAGATAGTGCTTCGGCAGCATATCGGGGGCATCACACAGGAGTTTGCACATCTCCATCTTGTCGGACAGGGTAAGCTGCTGGGGTTGCTGGGTGGCCAGGGCCATGGACTGATTGTTCATTTTGGAAGTGCCTTTCTTTGCTTAGGTAGGGATGGGCTGGGGAGGAACCGCCGCGCTGCTCGCTGCCAGGCGTTTGTTTTGGTTTGCGGGGCGGGCCCGCCGCAGCCCATCTGGGGTGGTGTTGACGGGAAGCTAGTCGAACAGGGCCATCTGGCCGGTCGGATTCCAGGGCGCTAGGTCGTGCAGTTGCTGGACATCAGCCGCGGTCATCTCCCACGGCGGCTTGGTGGCCAGTTTGGCCATTCGAAACCACATCCAGCCCTGCATGATCTGCTTGAGTTCCAGCACGTCGGCCAGGTTGTCCGGGAACTTGTCCAGGGCGTCAATGCAGCCGCTGATTTGCGACGGGGTTAAAGTCTCAAAGGTGGTAGCCCAGGACGAAGCCGCCTTGCCCATTATGAACCGGCATATCTCCTCGCGCACGGTCACGCCACACCGCCAGCTCCGCCACGGCGACCGCCGGGGATGATCCCCAGCATAGTCCCGGTGCAGGTCTTGCGAACAACGGTGGCGCCACGCCCGGCGAGCCACGCCTTGATCAGGCGCTGCGCAATGTATCGGCAGCGGCGCTGCTTGAGGGATTCACGGGCCGCCTCTGCGGTCTGCTGCGGGTCGCCGTTCATGGCACCCTCTTGCAGGCTTCGATTGCCTCGGACCGGATAGAGGTCAGCCGCACCAAGCAGATCGGCGCCTGGTTGTAAGCCCTCTGCAAAATCACGTCGACTTCCAACAGGGCGCGCCACAGGCAGTCAGCGTGCCCCATGTCGCGCAGGTCGATGAGGTAGGACATCGGAACCAGCAGGCCGGCGTCCGGGAATAGCTTGTGCGCCTTGTAAATGTCATAAAGCGCCTGCAGGCTAGCTCTGGCCAGCCACCCGGCCGCGATTTCGTGGAACGCCCCGACCGTTGCCGAGGGGGTAGGGACCGACCTTACGTAGGACATAGAGATCGATTGAAGGCCGGGAATGTTGTGGAAGGGCAGGTCGCTCATGCCGGCACCGCCTTTGCTACCAAAGAAATCGAGACCCGAAACAGTTGCCAAACACTTGACCTGGACTCGCTAACCAGCACGTATTGATCGTGCTCTTCTGGACCAGAACACGCCAGACAGTCTTCCTTGACAAAAACCTCCGCCGCCTCGGATGGAGAACTGGCTTCCAGTTCGTCGGCAACGTCTGACTCGATTGTGTCAGGGTTAGTGGATGCGTTTTGATCAGCAAAAATTACTAAATAGTTCATACCCACCCCCAGGACCGGAACAAATTGATCGCCAGGACCGGCCCGAACGCCAGCCAGCCAGCCGCCCAGCCTTTGACAAACTCGACCAGGCGGCACGATGAAACAGGGACTCCAAATCGATTGAACATGGGATCTCCTTACGTTTTCTTGACGAGGCGCACGTTGGCGCGAGCAAAAGCACGGCAGAACGCCGGATAGTCGAGAAGGGTTGGGATGGCCAGGAACAACTCTTGCAGCAAAGGGTCTTGCTCGGCGTCCATGGCAGCCCGGTAACGGTCCAGGGTGGACTCGGGGAGAAGGGTGTCGGTCACGGCTTATAAAGGAATCCGTTGAGGAGTCTGCGCTGCGCTTCGACGAGAGCAGCCTCTTTGCGCTCAAGTTCTTTCAGCGTCTCGTTCAGGGCGGCGTCCTTCTGGCGGCACTGCATTTCCCAGAAGTTGGCAGACTCTTGAGAAGGTTGGTCCCTCTTGACCTTGTCTGCGCCCAGTAGCCTTACGGCGCCGGACAGCGTCTGGAGTTGGAAAAAAATGATGTCGAGCTTGCCGAGAAGCTCCTCGTGCAGGCGGATGTCGCGGGCTTTGCTCATGCGACGCCCCGCGATGCGACCTTGGCATGAGCCTTGTTGGCGAGTTGCGACAGGTAAGCCGCTTCTATCTCGTCCAGTCTGTCTTCGGTTGGAACCTGAAGCATGTCGGACACGGAGCAAGACAGAGCGTCTGCAATTGCTCTCTGGGTCGCTTGTGTGCAGTCCCTGTGGCCGGTCTCGATAAACCGGATCGAATCTTGATGCTTGAGCCCTGCCATCTGAGCCAGCTTCGGCATTGACAGGCCCAGGCGCTGGCGGATGGATCGTAGGCCAACAAGGCCCTTGATGTGGTCCATAATTGAAAACCTTTCGTCCGTAGTTCTGTGTCACGGACTATGCCAGAACTTCACGGACGTGTCAAGAGTCTGGCTGACAGTCTGTCACGATTGACCACGACAATTTGTTCTGCTAGTATCGAACAGACACGGACAACGTGTGACAGGAGGATACGCAAATGGCTACGGCAAAACATCAAGACCCAATAACTAAGCGGCTTGCAGAAAATATTTTGCTGGTTAGAAAAATTTTTGGATTGTCTCAGGTAGCACTTGCTACCAAAATCGGGGTAGATCCAGACACTGTTCGCAACTGGGAAGCCTGTCGCCGTAAGCCGGATCACGCCCACATCGTGGACATGACAAAGGCTCTTGGGGTCGGGGAGGGGACGGACCCTTGGGAGTGGTTTTACTTGCAACACCCACAGGAGCGTGCTCAACACCTGTCGCTGGTGCCAGGGACGGGCTCCAGTTTGCCGACTCCAACGGAGCGTGACCGGATCTTGGAAGCCATGATTCAGGACTACATCCGACGGAATGGCACGGACGACGGCTCGTTAACAGTTTGTGGACGAGATCTGGCCGCAAAATTTAACACCACCCCGAAAAGTTTCCGAACACTGCTCGCTCCCCGTTTGGACCGTGCCCAAAACGTCCCTGCGTAGCCGTTCCGCGCAACTATCAACAGATTATCAACGCCACTATCAACGGAAATCAGCGAAAGTTTTAAGCCAATTTTGACACCTCGTTGACCGCATAGTAATAACTTACCACCATCGGGGGCGGGATCGACGGAGGAATCACCCATGGACATGACCCTAGCCACTGCATTGCCTGCAGCCCTGGCCGAAGCCAAACTGCGCAACTCGCCTACCACTTGGGATAGCTACGAGTCCCACGCCCGCTACTGGGGCAACCTGTGGGGCGACCGCACCCTGGCTTCTATCAGCCGGGCAGACCTGGAAGCCTGGATAGCTGACCGGCGCACCCAAGTGAAAGACTCCTCGATCGCTCACCAACTCGCGTTCCTACAGGGTGTGTTCCGTTGGGCATCCGGCCAGCCCGGCCACGAGAATTTGCCCAACCCCGTTGCCCTCGTCCGCACCCGCCTTCAGCGCACCCGCCGCAGTCGTTGGCTGGATAGAGACGGAGAGGCCAAACTCGCCGCCGCCTATCTGTCCTGGCCCGAGGGCGAGATAGAGTTTACGTTGCCGAGATTCGCGATTCTGTCCGGCTGCCGGCGCCTTGAGCAAATGATGCTTCGCCCAGAGGATGTCAAGCCGGGCCGCAACGATGGCCCCGGCCAACTCACAATCAACCGGGGCAAGAACGGTCAGCGGATTATCCCCCTGCACCCGGAGGCCGTGGAAATCGCCATGGCCTGGGCTGAGATAGCACGGGCAGAGCGGTCCCCGTGGATATTCTGGCCGGAGCAGCCCAGCCCGTGCCCGCGAATCCGCTGCACACACGGAATGAGGTATCAACAGGCGGTTTGGGAGCCGGTGACCGAGCGGGCGGGGATGTCTGATTTGCAGTGGCGGGACCTGCGGCGCACCTATGCCACCAGGATGATCGAGGGTGGCGCTCCGGTGTTTGATGTGCAGCAACTTTTGGGACATTCCAACACGAAGCAGACCATGACCTATTGTGTGGCTCAGGTGCAGCAGTTGTCGGCCTCGGTGATGCGACTCTACTAAACAGGAATCCACCGGCAACCAGCCAACGTCCGACTGCTCGGGGAATTTTGGGTCTTGGGGGTAGTCGTGCGTTGGTTGTTGATTTTGTTGGTTGTCGCCGCTCAGGCTCTGGCTCAGACGTTTATAGATCTGGGCTCGGTCACGGACAAGAACGGGAACGAGCTGTCCGTGATGAGGGGGCCGACCATGACCCTGTTGGCCCTGGCCGAGAAAGACTCTGAGGCAACCGCTAACATCGGGCTCACCGCCGCCCAGGTGACGGCGCTCAGGGGCCAACTGGCCACGGCGTTTCAGTCGAAACCCATGGGAAAAGGCAAGTCTGCCGGTTTTGGGAGCCTGAGCCACGGCAACAGCCGCACGACGGTCTTGATCACAGAGGGGCGCCTTTTCTTGTGCGTGTCGGAGGGCAAGCTTGACCGGTATTTGCAACTCGACCAACCGGCCTACAACAAGGTTCAGAGCGTCCTGGCTGCTGCGTCCAAGTAGCTTACTGGCGCCAGCCGGCCGCCACGTCCCGGGGGTCGGGCGCGGGCTCGGGCTTGCGGTCGGGCTCGGCCGGCTCCGGCTTGCTGTGCGCCCGGTCCCGGTTGCGCCGGTCCTGGGCTCTTTTCCTGGTCGTTCCGTGCTTACGCGGCATTACAGGCGCACCCCCTTGCTCTTGGCAAACGCGACCACGGCCTCCCAGTTATCGGCCGGGCAACCATCGCCGGAGACCCAGGCCACCCAGTAGGTTCGGCCTGGCTCGTGGCAGAGCTGCAGGCTCACCCCCGCCTGCAAGCAGGCGATTTGCTGCACGGGCGTGGGCTGCCACCTGGTGGGCTCGGCGATATGAACGGGTTGGTATGTGGGCCAGGGTAACATCAGCCTCTCTCTCCGCGCTTCCAGCGCTCCAGTGCCTCTGCCAGACCGTCTGGGTTGATCGCCTCGTCCGCCGACCACGCCTGCTGCCGGCGCCATTCCTCGCGCACCGTGGCCGGTGGGTCTGGGTAGACTGCAGACTCGCGCAGGTCGGCGACCAGGTCGGCCACCTGCTCCGACGGAGCCGGGCCGGAGTCGGGGAGAACCTCTACCGCGGGCCGCTTCCAGAGATCAGGGTCTCCACCAGGCTCCAGAGTAGGCACAGCAGGAAGATCAGCTTCGCTACGGTGTTGGAGTCGGTCCATGGAATCGGCGACCTGTCGGAAGGAGTCGAACCGTTTGTTGTAGTTGGCGAGGTCGGCCTGCTCCTGGGCTGACTGTATAGCCTCAGCAGCAGGCCGAACCAGTTCTGCAACCACCGGCTCTGCGATATCCTGGGCAAAATCCCAGGCGATGGCTTTCAGCCGTTCTCGGGCTCCACCAGACCCAGGTTTCCCGCGTGCATGGCCGTCACAATCAGGCTGGCGCCGGGCAGCTTTACGGATGCCCCCACGTTGTCGAGCTTGACAAGCAGGTGTCCTTCAGGGGTGGTGTCAACGTCAAGATCGGCGTCTAGCAGCTTAAATGATTCTTTCGCCTCCTTCAGTGCCGTCTTGAAGAAGTTCTTCGCGTTCTCGGAGATGTTGATCTTTGCCATGGTGGTAGGTTCCTTTCAACTCGTTTTGGTCTTGAGCAAAAACTCAACATGCTCAATCTGGTTGGGCGGCAACTGAATGCCGTTGACCGCCACACCAACCTTGCCGGCGTGGAAGTCGACCCGGAAGGTCAAAGCCTTTTGCTCCTTGCCGCCACGCAAGGCTGTGATCCCGTTGGCGTTGGAAAAAAACTTGGTCCAAGGGGAAGGCGGCAGCACCTCGACCTCCACCGGTTTGCCATCGATCTTGCCGGTGGGCTTGGGCACGGTCCCAAGGCCATGGTCTACCACGTAGCGCGCCGGGGAGAATTCAGCGCACCAGCTCGCGAACTGTTTAAGACGGACCAGGCTCTTGCCAGGCGTGGGCAAACCGGTGCAGCCGAGAGTCCCAGGAGCCCCTTCGTCTGCGTTCCAGTCAGCGTGGATTCCAAAATCGCTGGTTGAGCAAGGATAGTCATTGGTGGCGTGGATGCCGCACCAGATTGGGCCCAGTCCGGCCTTGAACGAGGCGCTGTAATCTCCGACCCGTCCGCTAGCCCAGTTGATCCGGTTGGTGGCGTCTGGGTCGCCGAGCGCGTAGACTCCCTCACCGATGGGCGCAGCACAGCCAGAAATGCGACCGGTGCAGGGCAGCAGGACCTGGTTGTAAGCCTGGCCCGAAACCACAGGCATGTGGTCGCGTTCCTTGCCGTCGACCCACAGGGCAAATCTGAAGACGATCAGGCCCCAGCCATCGCGCACCAGGTGTTGTCGGCTCGAGTCCGTCCAGCTCGGGGTGAGGCGCAACGTCGGCGCCTTGAAAAGCTCACTCACCAGATCCTCTTTCCTCGCCGCTTCCGGCGGCTCCCAAGTTGATACCAGGCAATGACTCCTGGCCGCCCGCAACAGTTGCAGGGGACCCCGATCCGGTCGGTATCGTCATGGATCGGCTCAAGCAAGATTTGTTGAGGCTCTCCACACCAGACACAGTGGCCTTCCCAGAGGCGCATGTCACGGCTGCGGTTCCGGCGTGGCCTGGACTGGCTTACCATTCATGCCCATCATGCTCTCTGCTTTCTGGGTGCCCATTTCGATGCCGTGCTCTCCGGCCGTGGCAAATCGGTTGAGCCATTTAGCGTTGCAAATCTGGCCGGCGTTGCGCAGCGCTGAGGTGAAAAATGCCAGAATGGAAGCGGCCTCAATCAGGCTGGGGAACGGCTCAAAGCCGAACCTCCCACTTGAACGCATCAAGTAGCAGCCAAAAAACACAAGAGCCCAACAGGCCCATTTGCCGATGCCGGCCGCGGACTTTGTTGGGCACCACCTACCCTCTGGATCTTTGCGCAGACTTGCCAGAATTGCCCGTATGCTTCCGGTGATGTAGTCGAGCGACCACATTGCCGTCATCAGCCAGAGCGGGTCCGACAATAAAAAGCCGCCGTATCTTTCCTGCACCTGATTCCACACGGCAGCCACGATCCCAACAAGCCAGGGCTTTTCTTTGACTAGATCGATCGTCTCTGTAAAATGGCTGGAAAGGTAGAATCTCATTGCTGCAATTGTGTCCGGTAGGTTTGGCTCATTTCGGGCCCCCAGTGTCAAGAATTGTCACGGACATTCTAGCACATTCCGGCAGTGTCAGAAATGGTCACCGCCGCACGTATTGACTTTATATCTGTTAACAATTACTTTGAACTGGTCAGGAGTTTGGTATCAGCAACGACGAACGCGGCCCCGGCCGCCCGAGAGAAAGCGTAGACGGCAAAGGCAATCAGTTGATTGCTGCGCGCGTCAAAAGCCAGACCGTAGCCGCCTGGGTGAAATCTATGCCCAAAGGCTGGCTAAACGACTTGCTTGAGTCCGCATACCGACAGGCCCACGGCCTGAACCCTGACGCCCCCCTTCAGTAGCTCCTGACGCCCCTATTTTACAGCCCCTGGCTTTGCCGTGGGCTTTGGAGGAATCATGCTTTTCAAAGACGCCGTGGCCACTGCATTGGCAGAGATGGCCGAAGAACTCTCTCACACCTCACTACCAACCTGGCAGTGCCACGCCCGGAAGGCGCTGGCATACTGGGGCGCCGACCGCGACCTTACCACCCTCACCCGCCTGGAGGTTCAGACATGGATCAACGCCCGGGGAAAGGAGGTGAAGGCATCGACGATCGGCCATGAGCGCGCTTTCCTGTCCCGGCTCTGGCGGGTGCTCGAAGACCGTGGTCTTGATGTGGGCTTGCAGTGCCCCCTGTTGCGGCTGCGAATGCCCAAGAAACGCACCGACAAGCGGCAAATCTCGGGCGAAGTGGTGGGCCTGCTCGAAGACCTGCTGGAACCGGAAGACGCCGACTTGATGCGGTTTACCATGCTCACGTTCTTGCGCCGGTTGGAAGTCTTCCGGTTGAAACCCGAGCACATCTCCACCTGGCCAGAGGCTGGCGGCCATCTGGGGAAGGTGCGAGTCATCACCAGCAAAACCGGCCGGGCCAGAACGGTGCCGCTGAACCACCAGGCGGCCGAGATCGCTAATCGTCGGGTGGCCATCGCGCAGGAGCTGGGCCACGCCTACCTGTTCGGGGACCAGGTCGAGGACCGGTTTCTGGCGGCCTGCTCCTGGGCCAAGCGCGTGTGGTATCCTACCGTGAAACTGGTCGGGAAAGGCGGGCATTTCCACGGGCTACGCCACAGGGGGGCTCACCTGGCCTGGGCCAACGGGGCGCCGATCGAGGCCACCAGCAAGATGCTGGGACATTCGAATATTCCCCAGACTGAGCACTATATAGGAGTGACAGAGGACACGATGTGGGCTGCAGCGCACGCCACCGGGAAGGGCGCCTCCGACTCCCAGCCAAACCATCCCCAACCGGTCATGGTGGAGCCCGAGCCCGAGCCAGAACCCGAGCCAGCCCCAAAGCGGGCGCGTGCGACCGACTGGATCTTCTCGATGTGATGCGGGCCCGGGACTCATCACCCCGGGCCCGCTGTAATGTTGCACTAAATCTCAGCGCCTGCCATACTGGCTGTGCGCTCCTTGCGCGGCCCCGCGTTCGCACAACCGGGGCCCTTTTTATGCCTTGGTCGCATCGCGCTGGTAAAATAATTTTCAGACCCTATTGACTTTGAATCACGTATACGATAATCTATAGGAGTCGGGTGCGACCGACGAAAACAAGCAAGGAGCAAGACAATGACTGACTTTCAGACTGCAACCAAATTCACAACCTGGGGCGATGTCAGGGGCCAGGGACCCGTATACGACAACGCCGAGGCCGCTGACCGCAGCCTTGTCCGAGACCAGAAAGCATGTGGCGCGCGCGGTGGATATTCCGACCGCGAAGTATACAGTATTGACGACGAAGGCTTTTTGCGCGACGAGCTGGGCCACGTAGTCTATCCAGCCTCTGGACGCAGTCACGGGGCGGTCCGCAACGAGCGCAAGTGAGCGACGCCCCTTCGAAAGCCCGAGGGGGTCGCCGGCCTGGCGCTGGCCGACCCCCGACCGGGGCAGCAAAATCCATCGTCCAGGAGCGGGTGCCGCCCGACCTGGCGCAACACTGCAAGGCCGCGCAGGCCGCCACGCCGGGCTATCTGGCCCGGTTGATTGAGAGAGATTTGAAGGAGAGCAACATGAGCATTACCGAGAAAAACATCGACGCCCTGAAAAACGAAGCCGGAGAGGCTGGAGACGTGGCCATGGTGAAGATTTGCGACGCCGCCCTGGAGGGAGACTCGGCGGCCTGGGGCGAGTGCGCGCGAGTCATCAGCGCCAATCGATACGAGGACTAGCAAAGAGCCCGAGATTTCCTCGAGGCTCTTTGCTTTTCACTCGGAGTGAGAACCTCGCCCGCCGCCACCAGTAGACAATCTCCCACAGGCAGGCGGCCACGAGGCACAGCAGTTCCCTGGCTAGAGCCCGAGCCCGGCTGCAAATATCGCTTCCATTGGCTCACTCCACCACGCTGGGGGGCTGGCGTCGATTGCATCGAGCAAGGCCTGGGCCGCCACAGGATTGCCACCGGCCAAAATATATGCCTGGATGCGCGCCGAATGCTCTACTACCAGGGCGCTGCCTGCCACGTATGCCTGCCCCTCGGACATGCCGCCCATTACGAGCGCAGCGGCTGCGGTGGCCTTGAGTCGCGTGATAGCCCGCTTGGCGGCCAACTCCCGATTGCCCAGGGCCGCTTCGAGTTGCGCCAACGGGTCAGGGTCTGGGGTCGGCTCAATGGTAGCCGGGTCCTCGGGGTCGGGGTCCGGCACCTCCACTTCCTCGGTAATGGCGTGGTCTTCTTTTTTCACCGGATTTACCAGCCATTTGCCGCCTGCATAGTCAACAGCGTGGCCGCCGAACTCGTCGATTTTGTCGGCGGGGACTGCAATTTTGACAAGGTAGTCCGTCTCTAGCTTGGCGCGTTGCACCTCGACCTCGAACTCCTCAATTACCCGGCCGCCTGCTGCGGTGAGTTTTTGCATGTCGAGGATATCGGCGGGTAGGATATGGGTGACTTCCTGATAGCCTGGGATGATTGTTTTCGTAGCCATTATTTTACGCCTTCCAGATCTGGCTAAATGAGCCGATTTTATCCGTCCAAGATGATCCAGGTTTGCAGTAGAGCACCCCCGCGGACATATAGATTCCGACTTCCCCTGCAGCAGGCGTCGAAGAATTCACGTATTCTGTAGGAACTGTATCGCCTACATTTATAGCCTTGAAATACACTGTGCCCGCAGTGCCAACCAAAACGATAACTCCATTTATTAGGTTGGTCCTGATTTTGGCTTCTGCAATATCACCAGTAGCCACAGGGCACACAGCAAACGCCGTTGACGCCGCCCGCGTGGAAAGCGGCGCGAATTGTTGGTGAGCGCCGGGGTAGGTGGCGTGGCTTGGACCATATACAGCTATCCCCGCGCCGTTGAGTATGCCATTCCCGCCAAAAATGCTGGTCGACTCGTTTGCTGATCCAGAATAAATTGAGATGGCACCGGTATTGCTAACCAGCGTGTTTGTTCGCAAAAATGAGCTAGACCGAATGCCGTCTTCCTGGATATTAAGCCTCTCGACGCCATTTTTGTCAAAAAACGAATGCGCCGCACCCGACGCAGTGCCGGTGTAATACTCAATATCTCCAGCCTTTGTGGAATGAGCACCTGCATAAACCTTTATTTCGGCTCTTGATGCTGCAGATCCACCAGCAATAAGCAGTAACCCAGAATCATAATACCCGGCAATAGTTTGGGATGTGCCTCCCTCTAGAATAAGGTAAGCATTTGTAGCACTAATCGTCGTCGCGTTGAGCGTGGAGGGGATGTCTGCGGCCTTCAAATGAGCCCCGCCCGTAGATATCCACAGCCCCCCGAAATCCTCCATATAGGTAAAGATGTAGGTGCCATCAGAAAGCAAATCATCGGCCGCCGTCGCACGTTCTCCAGCCAGGGTGCGCAACATTATCGCCTTTGCTCCGCTGCCGCTTACGTTAAGCGTTGCGTTAGCCGCGCAGTTGCTTGGGAATCGGACTGCAATACGGGTTCCGTTTACCGGAGTCAGGGCCAGTGCCGGTGCCGCGACGTAGTTAGTAGTTCCTCCCGTGGCCAAAACGTATTGCACGGAGGCTGCGACCATTGCCGCCGCATCGGCGAATCCCAACAACACGGCGATTTCATCAGCACTTAAAGACGAGGCAGCTGGGGGGCTGCCAGCGGTGGGCAGGCCGCCCAGCACTTTGATCTGAGTCGAAAGGCTCATGAGTGCATCCTCACTCCCACGTCGATGGTCACGGTGGCGCTTTCACCCGTGCCGTTCGCGACGTAGACTTCAAATTTGGGCAAGGCAGGGTTGAGTGGGATCACCAGAACCTTGGTGCCGGAATCGCCGACCGCGTGGCCGCTCTCCGCGTTGATCAGCTCGCTCACGGAGTGAGGCAAGGCGCCGTAGGAGTCGTCCGCATTGCCAAACTCGGCAAAAACTTCGACGTTTCGGGAGGCGGTAACAGTGACCACCAGGGCGGCCCGGCCGGACTGGGAAGTCACGTCTCCCTCAATAGATGCTGAGTCGGCACCATTGGCAACCGCCACCGGCCCAACCCTGTCATATCCAGTCTGATAGCTCACCGCTTCACCTCCTGTCAATTTCCGTCATTCTATCACCAGTGACCAAATCTGTCACACGTCTAAAAGTTGCATCCAGGCTGGACCATCGCCTGACGGGTCGCCAATCCAGCGCACCGCATCCGTGAGTGTCATTCGATTGAAGTCCACCGGCTGGGGCAAATCAGTCGCACCGGTTTCGGTGAAGCTGTTGGAAATGTAGGGAGACTCCATGTCTGCCACGTCCACCACATAGAGGTCAGTCCGCTGATCCAGGGCCGCATTCTGAGTCCATACTCCCACCAGCGCCCACTTGGCACTCGGCCCAAAATTCATGATCATCTTTGGGGCACACACCAAGGCCCACTCGTAGTCCCCGATTGGCGTCTCATCGCCGGGAGTCGTGTATTGCACGGTCACCGTGAGGCCCAGCCCTGCGGCCGTCACCAGCACCAGGGAGTTGGTTTCGGCGTCCAGGCTGTAGTCAGCGCCATCCAGCTCGGTTCCGTCTACTGTCACAGACTGGATCTCAATCGCGTCTGGGTAGGAAAGCGGCCAGGTTGTCGTCTCTCCGTCGCCCGTGAAATCTTCCTCGCGGTCCACTGGAGGGACGCTTGTAATCTTGCCGGTTGGCCCAATCTCCACCACGGTGCCCGTAATGTCCAGCGCCGACGAGAGTAGTCGCAGGCACGGACGCGGCTGATCGTATCGGCTCTCTCGATAATCCTGCAGGCAAAACACAGCGTCTGTGTGGGGAGTGTCCTCCTCCCCGTCCACGGGGGCTGGCCCGATCCCAATCTGCCACACGTTTTCTGGGACCGGCAGACTCTCCGTGAGAGTCACTGGCGCCATGCCGTCCGGTAACAGTGGGACTCCCTCGGAGGTGCCACTGTAGGTCATGCTGGCAAAGCTGTTACTCAGGACTCGGCTGGCAATTGGCGTGCCAATTCGGGCCACCTTGCGCAGCACGGTCCGGTGCGCGTATTGATACTGCGGCTGGTGACTCCAAGTCTCCACCTGGGCCTCGACCAGGCCGGGGCCGGCTGGCGCTTGAATGCCATTCGGGAAAGGGCCAAGCGCGTGGAAATTGTCGCCCGTGTCGTAGACCGAGTCTCCCTCGACAATGTTTGCCGCGCTGCCTGGAGCGATGATTGGCACCGGTTCAATCGTGGCATAGATCGCATTGTCGGAGGAGTCTAGATGCAGACAAGCCCGGTGAGAGGATTCGTCAGGGTCGGAGATCGCTTCCGGCCATTTGGTCTGGGTGAACCCCCCTGTCCGGCCGAGGTTGCTGATTTTGCGCGGGCAGGCGTAGGTCAGGGCGTTTCCAATGGTGCCGCCCTCGGGGTCCAGGCGGCCCGCCCAGTATTTGTAGGTGAGAAGTATTGCCTCGCTGGTGCCAGCCGCATAAAGGTCTCCAATGTGATTGGTGCCTCGCAGGTTGTTGATATGTGTGTCCACCAGGTCGAGAGCGGTGTCCAGCTCCAGATAGGTCCACGGGCCACCCTGGACCAAGATTTCCCTGCCCGTCACCGTCCCTAACCGAGAAGCGGCCAGGAATGCGTGGACATATTCTGGCCCGTCCACTGTGCCCCTCTGTCCGAGCACGAGGCATAGGAATTCGTTGGCCGACACCGCGTATGGCCATGGCCTCGTGATGTCCTGCAGGCTCCCGATGGCCAGATCCATCCACGCCATGGCATGATCTGGATAGGCCGTGGCCACCTCGTAGGCGTCGCCCAGTGTCTGCCATAGGGCACTGGCGCTGGAGCGGCGGAGCACCTGCATGGTGGTGGCGTCGCACTGCAGCCCGGCGTCTCCAGCCAGGCTTACGAGCTTGGTAGCGCCGTCAATCTCGCTGGTGATGTATGTATCGGGGTCGCCCGTGCTGGGAATGTTTAACGCATGGATCTTGGCGTCCACGGCGCTCAAAACGCGGCGGCTTACGTCCCAGTAAAGGTTTGCCCGAAAATTCCGGCTTGGCGTTGGATCCTGGTCCGGCGTGAATGGCACGTCAAAAGTCCATTCCAAAGTGGGCCCGGTCATGTCGTAGGCGCGAAATTGAAGGCCGGTGTATCCGTCTAGAGTCTCGTTGCCAACGTAGGCCGCATACACCAGAAGGCTGTCCACCGCCACGATTCCCAACAGGCGATCGATGCCGTAATCCTCCTCAGTCGTCAGATCAAGGGCCTCCACGGTCGCGACTCCGGTCGGGTAGTCCAGTTCCACCAGGCCGGGCCTGGCCAGTCGTGGATTTCCCTCGGTCTGTTGCCACAGGCCGAGGGACATGGATCGAAAGTTGTAAGGATTGAGAAGTCGACGGCGATCTTTCCCGTTGGAGACAATGACGAACTGCCGACCAGTCCCACCTGACTTGACCGGCATGGCGTAAGCTCTCTGCCCATTCTGCCCACGCTGCCCCAGGGTCGGCTTGGTCGCGAACTCATGCCCGTTCAGCGTGAACCCGCCGTCCGTCAAGGTCACCGGGTATGCCCCCATGGGCTTCTTTTTCTCGACGCTCATGGCTCCTCGTGCGTGGTGCGCGCCGCGAAGAAGCCGCCCGTGCCTATCACCGCCCGGCGCCGCCCAACCCGGACGGCCACCACATTGCCCGCAGAGCTTGAGCGACCCTGGACCTGGGCCGTCTGGCTATACTCCTGGCCATTCACCGAGAAGGTTCCAGCCGCGTTCACGGTCCCGGCCTCTGCAGTTGGGTAGTTGCTCTCAAAGAACGCCATTACTCGCCGCCTTTCCGGTGCAAAACGATCGTGGTTCGATTGCCGACGAAGTCCCACTCGATCGACATGACCTTGTAGGTCTTGCTATTGTAGGAATATTCAAGCAGCAACTGAATGGCCGTGCCGCACTGCAGCGGCCCCGTTAAGGTCAGGGTGTCAGCCGGCCCGTTTAGTTGCCGGAGAATGTAGGGCCTTCTGCTGACGGCATAACTCTGGCTCGGGAACAGCGAGTCGATGAAGTCCGGCGCAGGCCAGTCGCCCAGGCTGGTGTCGGTGCCTTCGACAACGGCCGGGTAGAGAAACTCCGCGTCAACCCCCTCCGGCAATTCTTCCTCAGGGGTGCCGGTTACGCGAATCGAAACCGCAGTGGTCAGCGAGCTGCCGGAGAACACCCCACCAGGCGGGAGAATGACGGCCGTGAAATGGGTAGCGACGCCGCTGCCCATAGCCGTCTCGGGGGGGTCGTAGTTGCCCAGCCCCTCCAGGTCCTGGTGATTGAGCCAGCCGCTTAGAGGGTTGCCCGGGTCTCCGTCCCAGGTAGTGAACGATCCGCACAGCCCGGTTACGGAAATGTCATCGGCCTCGGCCCCGAACAGCGGCGCATCCAGGGCCTGGCTCACGAACCCGGCCTCAGTCCATCCGTAGATCTGCTCCCCCGAAGGAGGCTTGCTGGTCGACTTGCCAAGCCGCTGGCCGGAATAGATGTTTCTGGCGTCAACGCGGTGGCGCCGCTTGGACCAGGCGAAGACCAGATCGCCCGGGTCGTCCTCCCAGGGTTCCAGGTTGATCGAGCCGTCCGGCAATACCACCAGGTCGCACGCGGAGATCTTTCGGATCCGGTCCAACACCTCGGCGAGCTTGGCCCCTTTGGCCTCGTCCTCGCTCACGTAGAGGTCTGGGTCGCCGTTAATGGTCACGCCCGCCCGGGTCGCCAAAGCGTCAATCATAGCCCCGGTGCTGGAGGCTACGAACGAGGCGAAATTCTGGTTCGGCCGGCGCATCTTGAAGCTAGACAAATCCTCGAACTCCACCGGAGTGAGATCCGGCCCGCCGTCAACGCTGTCCTCGTCCTCGTGCTCGCGCTGTGCCGGGCAAAGCACAGGGGTAGACTGGCTGTGGCCGAGGCCATCAGTGAAGTCGAGGGTGTAAGGCGTATCGATCGACTGATACATGTCAAAGGCGCCGTGGAAGTAGGCGCTGACCTTCCAGCCTTCGTTTGCCTTCCATAAGGCGCGCTCCACCACGGCCCCGGCGATGGGGTCGCCGTCACCGTCCTTAAGGACCCGGGTCGGGTTCGGGAAGTAGCTGGTCACGGGGAAATCACCGGCCTGTGCAAGACCACCTCGACCCGGCTATAACCGACCACTCCCATGATCTGCTCAACCCGAAGGCTTCGGATCTTGCCTTCCCAGGTGACTCCCTGCACGTCCAGGGAAACCGTGCTGCCTTCCTCACTCCATCTGGTGTTGGCGGCGGTCTCCAGGTCGTCCACCTCGGAGTCAGTAAGGGCGTCAGCCGTGAACGTGCCGCTGTCCTCTGGGGGCGTCTGGTCGTAGTTGTATTCATCCCCGTAGGCGGTGCCGCTGGGGTGCGTGTATTGGGTCTCAATGCGCTTGGTGATGGTCTTCGACCGGTTGAAGTGCCACGCCATGGCTATGCCCCCCTCAAGTGACGGTCTTCTTGGATGTATTGCTCAATGATGGTGCGCATGGCCGCCTTGACCTCGGCGCCAAGGGCCTGGCCCTGAACGGTCAGGTAATTGTTGTTTGTGGTGGCCACCGTGGTGGGAGCAACCCCACCAGCCGCGCCCCTACCGGCCAACCGCTCGCCCTGCGCGATGTCGTTGGCGATGGTCGCCTGAATCCGGCCAAGCTGCTGCTGTGGCGGCCCCAGGCTGCGCGGGAACGCCCGGCCTCCACCCGATCCGCTGCCGAACTCGCCCAGGCTGAAGTTGCCCAGGAACGAACTGCGTGCGCTCACCTCGGCCAGGGACTGAATGGGGGAGTTGGCGCCGCCCAGCCGGTTCTTGGTCAGGCCCTCAATGATGCTCTGTTGCTTCCTGGCCTCGTCCTCAACCGACTTGGTCCCGGTCTGCTCGGCCTTGATGCGCTTCAGGGTTTCCTGGTCTTTCAGTGCCGTGATGCGCATCTCGGACCGCTCACGGGCCTGCTCTGCCGTCGCCCCGGCGTCAATCTCTGCCCGTTCCTGCTCACGAATCGCCTGGATCTTCTCGGCCAGGATCTGGCGCTCAAGGTCGGCGATCTGTTGCGTCCTGAAGGTAGATTTGCCCTGAGCCTCCTCCTCTGCCTTGAGCATCTCCAGCTTGGTATTCAGGCCCTCGCGCTGCAGGTTGGCGGTCTGCCTGGCCTGCTGGTCGGCCTCCTTGGTCACGGCGGCCCGGGTAGTCAACTCCTCTTTGGTCAACCGGTTGATCTCCGCCTGGAGCGCGGCCTTCTCTTTGGTGGTGTTGATAGACCCGGAGTTCTGAAGGGTCGTGAGCAGGGTCAGCGCTTGCTGTGCAGCGGCCAGCTTCTGCGTATTGGTGACGGCCTCGGTCCCAAACTCCTTGGCCGCCGCGATAGCTTCGCGCAGCTTTTCCTTCGGTTTCTCCAGTTCGGACGAGTCTAGCTTGGTCTGGAATCCAGCGCGCACCTTGCGGAACTCCTCGGCGAGCTGCGGGGTCGAGTCGATCAGCTTCTTGTTTTTTACAGCCCACTCGTCCAGGTCGGCGATGATCCCCTGCAAAGCCTTGCTGGTCTGCACGGCGGTGGCCTCACCCGTCGCCCGGAGCTTCTCTAGCCCCTCGTTACTGCTGCCGGTCAGGTTGTCCAGGGACTGCTTGACCTCGGCAACCACCCGCTTTGCCTCTGCAATTTCGGCGCGCTTCAGGCCCTGCTTGGCGTTGGCGATCTTGGTGAGAAGGGAAAGCTCCTCCTCAGATCCTGCCTTCACGATGCCGAGCAGTTCCTGGTAAATCTTGATTTCGGCGGCCTTGCTCTCGCCCTTTAGGATCTTGTTGCGTTCGATGCCGATTTCTTCGGCGCGAATCCGGTCGTCGATCGCCTTCTTCTCGTCGGCCGCGACCTTCTTCTGCAGGTTCTCCTGGGCGTCGCGCAGGCCCAGCAACGCCTCGATCGCCGCTTTCTCCTCGGTGCTTCCGGTCAGCAGGCGGCCCTGCAGTTCAACCAGGCTGCCGTAAGGGATGCCCAGTTTGCCAAGCAGTCCCTCCACCGCGCTGATCTCGCCACCGAGGGCGGCCATGCTCGCGCGCAGAACGTCAACGTCGTCCGTCTTGCTGGCAAACTTCAGGAAGTCTTGCAGCCCGGCCGCCCGGGTCTTGACTTCCTCCAGGACCGGCGAGAACTCTTTGGTTTTGGTGGTGAGGAAAGAGATCTCTAGCCCGGCCTTGATGAACTTCTGCAAGATGCTCTCGCTACGGCCCAGGGCAGCGGTGACGTTCTCCACCGTGGGCGGCATACCGCCGAGCAACTCTTTGACTCGGGCGACGATCGCCTCGTTCTCCTCGGTGAAGGCGCCGATCGCGTTGGTTTTGCGATTCTCCAGGACGACCAGGGCGGCCTGAAGGTCCTTGATGTTTCCGCGGAACAGGCTGACGCTGGCCGCGTTGCGCTCGGCGTCCTTGCCCAGTCCCTCCAGGGTGACCCCGGCCTTTTCCGCGTTGGCCAGGAAGTCGGCGGGGGTGACGTTGGCAAACGATTCCCGCAGAGCCTGGGCCAACTGGGACACGCTGCCGCTCTGACTCGCAAGCTTTCCTTGTGAGTTGGTGACCTTCTCGATCACGTCTCGATAGTCGTTCAGGGCGTTGCGCGCCTCGACCAGGGCCTTTGCCTCGGCCACGATGGCCTTGTCTGCCTTCGCAGTAGCCGCCTCGTAGTTGCGCAGAGCCACGAAGGCAGCGCCGCCAAGGATAGCGGCGATCAGAGTGATTGGGTTTAGCAACGCCGCGAAGGACGAAGCCGCACCGCTGACGGTGGAGGCCAGGGAGCCCATCGAACCCGAGATGGTAGCCAGGCCAGAGGCCGCTGCTCCAGCCCCAGTGGCCCCGCCCATAGCTCCGATTGCCCCGGCGAAGGCGGTGACGCCACCCAGGCCGGTGCTGACCACCCCGACAAGAACTGCCGCAGCGGTCGCCAGTGCCCCTAGTCCAACCGTCGCCAACGCAGCAAACGCAACGAACTGGCGAGTCTCGGGACTGAGTCGTTCGAAGACTTCGACCATGCTGGTTAGCGTGCGGGTGACGGCGGTCACAGCCGGGATCAGGGCGGTCCCGAAGGCGGCTGCAACCCGCTGGATCGCGTCGCCCAGGTTGCTCATGGCTCCAAACAGGGTCTGGCTCTGCTGCGCCGTGGCGTCGCCGAAGCGGGTCTTGATAATCTTTTCCAGCGCCCCCTGGGCCTTTAGCAGGGCCGAGGACGTGTTCACGGAGATCGTGCCGGTCTTGGTCAGTTCCGCGCCGAACTTTTCGAGAAGCACGTTGGAGATCCCGAAGTTGTTGCGAAGCGACTCGAAGCCCTCCAGGGACCCCGAGAACGCCTTGCCGAGCACCCGGCCTACCTCGTCGACCTGGCCACCAAAGGCGGCTGCCAGGTTGGCCGCCAGGGGCAGCACGCGCTCGGCAGACTGGCCGAAGGCGGTGATCTGGATCGTCGCCTTGACGATCCCTTGCACGTCGAACGGGGTGTTGCCCGCGAACTCAAGGGCCTGTTGGAACGACCTGGCCGCCGCCTCGCTGCTGCCCAAGGTTGAGGTGAGCTTGGCTCGCAACTGCTCGAACTGGCCGGCAACGTTGACGGCTGCAGAAACTATGCCGCCAAGGGCCAGCGTGAACGAGCCAGACAGCAGGGCTGCAGACTTCGCCACGCCGGCCACGTTGCCAGCAAGGTCTCCAAAACGCTTCTTGGTGTCCTCAAGGACAGAGTTTACTGAGCTTGATTTCTCAGCAAAAACCCTTAGGACTACCGGGACTTCTGTTTCTCCCGCCAATTGGTTTGCTCTGCCAGTCTCCGTCACTCAGCAGTTGCAGTTGTCGTCTGTCTTCGTCGGTTATCGGCCGGGCTCTCGCCTCGGCAAATAGTTGGCGCTGGTCCTTGTGGGCTGGAAGCGGCTCTTGTGAGCCGCTCCATCGCCTGTGCTCCAGGTCATCCAACCAGCCATAGTCCTCGGCCTTGAATCCCTTCCGCTCCAGGACAATCCCCTGGAGGTAGAGCCACTGGATTCGCTCCTGGCGAACGGCGTCGGGGTAGTGCTCCAGGAGCTGCCGCTTGCTCCACTTGGACCAGATTTGACGAATCGGGTCCTGGTGGTATACACGGGCTATCGTGCGGCAAATACTGGCCCAGTGGACGGGGCGGCCGGTGCCACCTCCCCCAACACCCCCTGGGCAATTGAGTTTCCCAATACGTCTTTGTGAGCGTTCAGGACGGTCTGGATCGGCACGATCTCGCTCTCCAGCATGCCGGTCCCCATGTTGTCCAGGAGCCATTCGTTATCGGGCGGCTCCTTGGGGTCAACGGGAATCAGCAAAACCCGGTAGGTGTCATAATCGCAGCCCCTGATCTGGGCCCGAATCTCGGCCTTCTCGGCGGTCTGGTCGGGGGACAGAGCGTTCAGCTTTGCGCGCAACGCGGTGGCCTGGTCTCCCAGCTCGTCGATCTTGTCCGAGCGGCGGCCGTTCATTTCACGGAGCTTGAACTTCCTATCTGCAATGGTGATGGGGTATTCCTTTAGTCCGAGGTTGCTCACTTTTCGTCACTCACTTTCGTTGATTGGGTTGGCCCTGGCGACCGAAGCCACCAGGGCCGGTTGACTAGAGAACGGTTACGGTGGCCAGGTAGGCCGTTACCAGGGTGGACGGCACCAGGCGGATGAAGCCGGTGGGTCCAACGGTGGAAGAAGACGGGTGGTTGGCCTCGTCGTTCATCGCCTTCATTTTGCTGAGGGCGATCATCGGGGCGCCGCCGTCGGTGTCCAGGGACAGGTCAATGTTGCCGTCTCCCTGGCACTTCCAGAAGCAGTAGTGGAGCAGCCAGCCGCCCACGGGGCTGATATGCAAGTATTCCACCTGCCGATTGATGATCGACTGGGTCTTGCCGAGCAGAAGCTCCTCATACTCAACCGGGGTATAGTGGTAGCTGCAGTGGACGGTCTGGCCGGAGGTGATGGCTCCGCCAGGGTTGCGCACCACGTAGCCGGTCCCGGCGTTCTCGATGAAGTAGTCATCGTTCACGTCGTAGGTAACGTCCTCGGCGGTGTTCTTGACCACCAGGGTGGTCAGGTTCTCGCGAAGCTTGATGTATTGCGCCGTCGAACCGCTGCGCACGGCAAAGGTCCTCACGTTGGCAGCCGCGCCTCCCATCGTTACGGTTACCTCGGTGTCGTCGTTGGTGATCTTCGGGATTCCCATGACTCGGGCCAGGTTGTCCATGTTGCCGACCTGCAGCATGGGGATCTCCAGGTTGTAATCCTCGCCCAGCGGGAGCTGGAGGATCGTGCTCTTAGGCACGCCGGTCTTGACGATGAGGTTCTCCACCTCGCGGTTCATGCCGAGCTTGCCCTGGCAATATCCCACGTCATAAGAGTCCATCAGCACTTGCCCGCCGCCTGCGGTGAGCTGAGTGTTATCGCCTACAATGTATCCTGCACTCATTTTCTTTAAGTCCTCTCAAGGTTTCCGTCACTCAAGAGGGGCAAAAGCCCACCGTTTAGCCGAACTGTTTGACTGTGCAGCGAACCTCCAGTCCTACAGAAAATCGGAATTCAGGGCGTTCCTCGGGCCGCAGGTAGCGAGCCGTGAGGGGCGCCAGCATGTATCCCAGCGCACGAAAGGCGCGCAGGCACGGGCGAAGGCCCTTGGTGCCGTTGCTGGACGACAGGAACTGCCGGGCCGCCTGGTTCAGGTCGTCGTCGTTGGGAATGTCCGACAGGTAGAGCCGGACCATGATGTCCGAGTTCAACTCTTCCGGTCCGGGCCCGAACTTTGCCGGCATAGTATCGCCGCCCCAGTCGACCGTGAGAGCCGCCTTCAGGGCGTCCCGGGTCGGGTAGTCGCCCACAAGCACGTTGTCTACGTTGGGCAGGTCGCCGGCCAGGGCGTGGCCGCTACCGGTCTGGCAGTTCTGCAGGTGCTCGGCTACCGCCTCAAGGATGGTGTCCAGGTCGGTCATCGCAGCCCCTCCGCAATCCCGGCCTTGAAGTGGTTGAACTCAACCCGGCCAATCTTTTGAGTGAAGTCCGAATTTGGTGGCACCACGATGGGCCTGGCGGGGAGAACGGTGAAAGTGGCCGGCAGGCGTCTGAGCCCGGCCAGCTTTTGAAAGGCACCCAGCTTGGGCGCCTTGGACTTCAGCACGCCACCCTTTTGCAGGATCGCCGCGTAGAACAGCTTGCTGCCAAAGGTTGCCTCCATCCGGCCAACGGTGAAGAGGTTCTTTGGGCTGCTCGGGTTGACAAAGCTATCGCGGAGCCGACCGGTCTTGACTAGCGTCTTGGTGCCGGCCTTATTGGGTGCCCAGCCCGGGCCGCTTACCTCGAACCGGTGGTCGAACTGCTTGAGGGCAAGCAAGCCGATTTCGCGCAGCGGATCGCGGTGGTCGTTGGCACGCGCCTTCAGGCTGCCGAAGACCTTGTCGAGCTTGGATAGGTCCATCGAAGCGCCGATCATCGCGCCCCCAAAATGAGCCGCCCCGGCCGCCGTGAGTGACGGAACCGCAGCGGCCGGGTCTGCTCAAATCGAATCATTCCGGCCACCTGCCATAAGACGGGCGGTTGACGCCGTCAAAGTTGGCCAGCAGGGGCAAGCGACCAGCGCGAACGCGGATCCCCGAGGGAATAGCGGTGGCCTCCGAATCTGGGTCAGGAAGGGTCGCGACCTTGTTGCCACCAGCCAGCAGGGCCAGGCTCTCCTGGGCGCGGCGATAAAGCTCCTGGGCATACTCAACAGGAGCGTCAGCGGTGCCGTTCTGGAAGATGTCCAGGATCGCGAAGTAGGCGGCCAGGTCGGCCGAAATCTCAATAATCTTGTCCGGGGCGGGGTCGGCGAACGGAACGAGGTAGCGCTCTGAGAGACGGAAGTCGATCTCGGCGTCAGCGAACTCCTGGGCGTTTGCCAGTTTGTCGCTCGGCATAGTGGACTCAGTCAGGTGCTTGGTGCTGCGGGACTGGATCTTGTCGCGGTCTGCGTAGGCCATGTGCGCCTCCTCTCGTGCAAAATTGGGAATTTGGGACCGCTGCGGCGGGGAGAACCGGCTAGAACTCCCGCCGCAGCGTTACCAAAAGTTGCTATGGCGCGCTGATCTTCAGGCGGCGAACCCAGGTGGGGCGGTTGATCGTGGGCAGGCCGTTGATGCCGCCCTCGATGTTGACGTGCTTGGGGCTGATCCTGGTGTTGTCCTCATAGGTGATGAACGGGCCAGGCTTGACGTCGGCATAGGTCTCATGGATAGCCGGGGTGCTGGTCCAGCGGCCCACGGTGCCCGAGTCGACCGAAGCCCCAGACTCGTCAGCCTGGGAGGGCCGGGAGCCAATCAGGAACACGGTGTCGGACGGCAGGAATGGGGTGTAGGTGTTGGCGTCCGAGTAGTAGCCCTCCGAGTAGCAGATCACGTCTCGGATCAGCGGAGCACCCGGGCTGGGGGAACCACCGTCGCCCTGCACCAGAGCCTTGAGGGCCATCGGCAGAGCGTTGTTGCCCATGGTCATGGCGTAGACGCTCTGGCGAATGCGGTCCTCGATGACCTCGTTGGCCGACAGCAACAGACCAACGGCCTGGTTGTAGACCACGTCCACCTGAGTCACTCCCGTTCCGGCAAACGAGGCCAGCTCGGTCTGGATGTCCAGGTGCGGGGTCGCGCTGGCAACCGTAGCCCAGGCAGTTCCGACCTGGGTCTTTGCGGGCAGGCCGTAGGTGATCTGCATCTCGCTGCCGTCAACGGAGAAGGCGGTCAGGCCCTCGTTCAGAGCCTGCCAGCCGCTCCACTCCATCATGATGATGATGAGATCGCCGATTTCGGCAACTCGCTCCAACACCAACTTGTTGCCTGCCAGGCGCTTCTGATCGGGGTCGGAGATGTCCAGGATGGTCAGGAAGTCCTGCTCATCGATGCGAGCCGCACCACGCCAGAAGGCGCTTCCCTGCTCCTTCAGGACGTTGCTCTTGGCTTGCAGCATCTGGGCCATGGTGCCGGGCTGGTAGGGGCCCATTTTGCCGACGAGAACGCCGCGCACCCACCAGGAAACCTTCTGGCTGAACTGCTGGCTGGTGAAGTCCGGTGGGAAGTATCGCTTCAGGCCGAGGAAGTTTGCTTTGTTGACGACGTAGGTCTGAATCAGTCCGACCATCGTCCGAACGCTGGGCATAGTAAGCATTTTCGTGTTTCCTTCTTTTGCGAAATTGCCGGTTCAGCCCAGAAGGAGGAAGTTTGCCGGTTAAGGGACCGGCTGCCCGCCCGTTTAGGCTCCAGTGGGTCCAGTTGGACCGGTGGGACCAGTGGGGCCCGTGGCGCCAGTCGCGCCGGTTGCACCCGTGGCACCGACCGCTCCGGCGACCCGGAACAGCGTGTTGCCATCGGGCAGCGTGAGCGCGTTCATGTCGACGCCGGCTGCAGAGTCGTATCCGGTGAGCAGAGAGGTCTTGAAAGTGCCGCTGACATACATAAACGACATGATCGGGTCCTGGCCGGTGGTGGTGTCCACCTTCTCGCCCAGGATTCCGACCGCTACGCGGCGTCCGTCGTCGGTGCCGTCGTCGTCATAGGCCACATACTCACCGGAGGCGGTGACCTTGCCCAGGACCGTTCCGGCAGCCAGGGTGCCCTGGTCTGCCTTCAACTGGCACTTGACCGGCATGCGGCTGGGGTCGTTGACGTAAGCGCGAGGATCGCTCTGCGCGTAGCTGGTGCTGGTGATTGCTGGATTGTTGTCGTTCATGCCGCCTCCTACGATTTCTTGGGCGCGAAGCCCATGTCGGCGCCCAGGGTGGCCAGCTCGTCAAGCTCCGCATCGGCGGTGGCGGCCCCAGGAGCCTTGGCCAGGATTACTGACTGACGGGGACCGGTCGGCCAGGCGTTGGTTCCCTGGTTGCGCAGGGCCAGGTATTTTTCGCGCAGCTCGTCGGGGATGCAGCCCAGGACGGCCATCTCGTCATCCTTCTGGGCTGGCGTGCTCTTGCCGGCCTCGACCAGCTTGAAGAAGTCGTCTGCGTTGCGCTGAAGCTTCGCGATCTGCTTCTCCTGTGCGCGCTCTGCTTCCAGGGCGGCCAGGCGGGCCTGCAGGTCGGCATTGACCTGTTGAGCGGCCAGCTCGGCAGCGGTGGGAGGGGCAGCGGGGGCAGCCGGCTCCACCACCTTGGGAGCGGTGAGTTCGGCTACCTTGGCTTTAAGCGCCTCGTTCTCGGCCAGAATGGCCGCTACGTCAGGAGCTTCCTTGGGGGGCTCTACCGGAGCCGGCGGGGCCGCAAGAACGGCCTTGGGAGGGTTGGACATCTCTTCACTTCCTTTCTTGCGGCTCAAGATTTGAGCCCTGTCACCATATCCACGGTCGAAGGCGCCTTTCCAAACGATGGAACCTTCGATGACAACTTTTGACGCACGGTCTTTACCCTGCATGAACCGCCCGCTGGTGCGGCTCCAGCGTCCGTCCCGGACCGGCTTGACGTTCTCCTCGCCCAGGATCTCCCACAGGCCCATGAGCTTGCCATCGGTCGACACCCGCAAGGCGCGCAGGCGGCCCACGGTGGCAGCCGCGCTCAGGGTGTGGTCGAGCAGAATCGGGGGCTGGTCCAGAGGGTTGAAGTTGTCACGGTAGGCCAGCATGTCGTCTGCCGTGAAAGTGAACTCTTTGCCGGTGGCGTCGATGAGCGTGCCGGGGGCCAGCATCAGGACCTCAACCATGTGACGGTCGTCCGATTCGTCCGCCTGCTCCTCGCCGTAGTAGTCCAGGCGCGCAACTTCCTGGAGGACCCCAGACGAGAACACACCGGCCAGGTCGGGCTGCCTTGAGGACAACTCCGCCGACACCGCGTAGGCAAACGGGGTGCAGTCGCCACCCGGCTCGATGCCCTGATCGTCGGCCTCCTCCGGAAACATGCCGTGCTCTGCCCAGAAGGCAGCCGAGCAGGCCCGCTTGGCGCGCTCCTGGTCTACTCCCTGGGCGGCCAGGTCGACAAGGCAAGCATCATAAGATCTGGGCATCAGGCGTTCCTCCCGCTTCGTCCTTGGGGCGTGCCGGGAGCCTGGGGAGTAGCGCTCGGCTGCCCCGGGTCCGTCCCGCGATTCCCGTCAGGAGCCTGGCCGGCAGGAAGGTTCTCCCCAGCCCCGGCCTTCTTGGCATGGTGTCGCTCCCCAGACTTGGCAAGCTGCTCATCGCTGAACGGCTTCATGCGAAGGAAGCTGCGCACAAAATCGGAATCGTCACGCGCCCCGGGGTCCATGTAACCGGCGTTGGTCAGGCTGAAGAAGATGGCACTCAGGGCCTGCAGCATCTCCTTGGTCAACTGGGGCTTGGCGAACCCGCCCAGCGGCACGTTCGGACCCAGGTTCCAGCGCAAGATGGGCGCGATCAAGCCGCGCATCAGGGACCGCTGCAGCCGCTCGGTGTCGTCAATACTCGACGCCAGGAAGATCTCAAAGTGCTTCTCACCCAATGCGAAGCTGCCGATGTCGGTGGGCTCGAATAGCAAGGCCGGGATCAGGAACGCCCGGAGTTGCTCCTTGGTGCAGAAGTTCTGGTGCCGCTCGAAGTCCTCTCCGACCGCAGCCTTTAGCTCCAGGAGCTGGATTCGGACATCCTCTGGCAGCACGGCCAGGGCGTCCTCTCCCAGTCGCTCCAGCATGGCCATGACGTTGTCGCCCCGGGTGGTGGGCGTGCCGGGGGTAAGCCAGGAATCTTCTTCGCCGTTCAAGTTCTCGGTGGCGCCGATGACCGGGGGCGTCCCGTATTTCTCCAGCGTGCGGCCCCACTGCAAGAACATGGCCCGCTTGGCGATGGTCTGCGGGTAGATCGCCTTGATGTCGGATTCTCCGTAAGGGTTGCCGAACGCCGGGTTGTTGGTGTGCAGGAGCAGGCGGTCAATGGAGATCTTCCGGTCGGGGTTGAGCAGGCCCACGGCGTCCTGGATCAAGCCGCTTACCTTGCCGTAGTTGGGTGAGGTGATGTCTTGCTCAATGATAAACCTGAAGGCAGGGTCGATGACCGGCAACTCTTTGACCCAGATCTTGCCGGCGTCGTAGTAGTAGACTTCCTCGGTGGCCGAATAGCCCGCCCATTTGCTGCAGGAGATCGCCTCATATCCCCAGTCGGCCAGAGAGGTTTCGCAGCGGTCGAAAAGCTCATCGACCATCTTCTTTGCCCGGGCGTTGGGGTTCTCGTAGGGGCCGAAGTTCGCCATGACGGTGAGGGCCGTGTATTTGATAGCCGCCTTGATGGCTACCTCACGGCTCAGGCTCCGATAGTCTTCGACGGTCAGGCAGTCCGGGTTGGGCACGATGTTCTGGCCGAACATGCCCAGCAAGTTCCAGAGGTTATCCCCGCCAAAGCCCAGCGACTGCCGGCCGCCCTTGGGTCTCGACATGGACTTAGCCACGGGGCACCCGAATAACGCCCGTGTTGGTCATCCTGCGCAGAAGGCGCTGGCGGCACTGCTCTGCAGCCTCTGCAAGGGTCGACCCCTCGTAAGAAATGCCGCCGTCCAGGGAGACCTGCACCCGATCCTGGCCGCTTCGCTCAAAGAACCGAATGCGCGCGTGAACTTTCTGGCACCAGGCCAGGTGGTCAACTGGCTCTGGTCGGAACGGCGAGGATTCAGGACACTTCTCAACTGTTGCCACACCGTTGCGCTTTACTGCCACTCTGCCGCCTCTCCGTCCCCTAAAAAAGCGAAGGCCCGCCAGCGCATCAGGTGCGATTCGGCGGGCCGACTTCTCGGGATTGACCGGTCCTAGAGTAGCGAAGATCGATGGTCGATGTCAATAGTTGTCATCGGGCCCCTATGCGGTGACCCCTTCTGTCACTCTGCCGCACCTTCTCGCGCAACTGGGACTCAAGACTGTTCGCCCGCGGCTTCGTCTTCATGCCGGAAGTGCTTGATCCGGACCGTTCCTCCACCCACTGCAAATACTGGGTCATCATGTCCACCTGGTCGTCATTTGTGCCGCCCGGGAAGGCCGTCACCTCGTCAATGAATTTCGCCCACCAACCGGACGCGAATTTGCTGGACCGGTCGGGGAGCAGCACGTTCCCGGCAACCACCAGGTGGCGAATGGCCTCGGCGCGCTCGGGCTTGGTCCCCCTGGGGGTGCGCAAGGTCAGGCCGGGGATCTGACTCTTCAAGCGCCTGACAACCTCGGGGCCGTTGGCCTTGTCCTCCACCAGGATATAGCTGGCCATCGGATAGAGCTTCTTGAGCCGCTTCAATTCGTCGCAGGTGGTGTCCAGGTTCATCTTGCGCCGCAGCACGTAGAGCAGCATGTGATCGCAGCCCTTGCGAGCCCAGACGCCGAACACCACAAAGTCCGACTTGACCGCGTCCTTCCAGGTGCAGTCCACCGAGATCGTGACATCGTCATATTTCAGGCCGGACCGGTAGTAGTAGCCTTCCCGCTGCGGGTCGTAGTGCAGCAGGTATTGGCCGGCGCCCCAGACACCGAAGAATTTCTTGTCGAAGATGCCACCCACACCCGGCCGCGGGCCACCCTGGTAAATCTTGAAGAACCGATCCTCGCCCAGGATACGCCGGGCTTCCAACAACTGGGGGAGCGGGTGCAGGGCCGGGCAAAGCGCTTCTCCCGGCTTGCGGCCCAGCGGGTCAGGAATCCACTGGTCGACCTCGTCTTCCGGGACCTCCTCCGGCCAAACGGCGATGGCAGGGATGTTGATGTCATACCAGGGGTCGCCGCCCTCGCTCTCGTTGGCCTTGATGCGGCCGATCAGGTCGTCTTCGTGCCACCTGGTCTGGATGACGATCACGATGCCGCGGGCGCTGAGTCGGGAGTTAGCAACGCCCCCGAACCACCTCCAGACTCGTTCCCGTTGGGCTGGAGACCTGGCCTCCTCCTCGTCCTTCAGAGGGTCGTCGACGATCAGCAGGTCGATCTTCTTGCTGGTCAGGCCGCCCTTCAGGCCAACGCAGTAGTGCCGGCCATCAAATCCCCTCAGCCCCCAGTTGTGCGCCGAGAAGCGCTTGTCAGACACGCGGACCCCAAACAGGTCCGGGCCATACTCCAGGAACCAGTCTCGGTTCTCCTCTCCAAAGCGGCTGGCCACGTCTTTGTTGAATGAGCAGATCGCCACATTGAGATCGGGCATGTGCCCCTTGGACCCGGCCGCCGAATGGCCAATCATCCACCGAACCAACCAGTTGGAGATGTATTTGCTCTTGCCGTGTTGGGGAGGCATCGAAATGCGGATGCGCTTCGGCGCGTTCGGGTCGAGAATGACCGCCAGGATCTTCTTCTGCAACACCTGCAGGTGCTTGTGATAGACCCACTTCCCGCCGCTTGTGTGCAACGCCAGGGCAGCAGGGGTCAGTGACCGCTGGTCAAGCCGTAGCTGGCCCCGACTTACAGGGGGGGTCATTTGCCTTCTTTGTTGAGTTGCAGTTCGAGCTTTCTGATCAGCACTTGCTCTATCAGGTCGCGGAAGATCGGGTCAGACATGAACTCCATGTCAGGACTCTTGTCCTCGACCGGGCCCGGCGTCATGTTGTCCAGGTTGGCGTTCACGAAGTCTACCCCGGCGCGCAGGATGGCCAGGCCGTCGCGGGCGCCTATCAAGCCGCCTGTCTTGCCTTCGGATGCTCCGGTCAGCGATTGAAGACCAATCTCGTAGAGCTGCTGGCCAAGCTGGACCTTCCTGCGAGTCCACTCCTCTGGAGACATAGGAACGCTGGGCGACTTGTCGGGCGAATCAGGCGCCTTCCTGGGGGGCCTCTTGGCGGGTGCAGGCGATGGAGCGGCGGCTTCTGGAGCAGATGAGACGCGCTTCAGGCGCTCTCGCTCTCGGTGGCGCCTTTGCTTCTCAGCGTTTGCCCGGCGCGCGCGCTCTGGATCCTTGTATGCCATTGGCCAATGATAGCTCAATGCCCCTGCTGGTGACAAGTTTTGTCACTGGGTGGTGCTGTTTAGATACCGGGGAGGCGTGATTCCAGTTCGAGAACCCTATCTTCAAGCGCCTGGATGAGGTTTTTTTGAAGAGAAATTGACTCTTCGTTTATGGCAACGATTCTTTTTGCCTCCTCGATCTCGTGGGCTTTAACCCAGGCGTTGAGAGCGCTGAGAGCGCTCTCAACCAGTGGGCCAAGTCCCACGAAATCAAGCCGCTCCGCTCCGCCAACGGCTAACCCGGCCCGACCTGGCCTGCAGACTTCCTCAAATCCCTAACCCTGCCCAGGCTTTGCCGTGGGCCAACTACCAACCCCGCGCCAGCCTGGCCGGACTACAGCCCCCGAAAGGAGCAAGTGAACATGTCCCCCCAAAAAAAATGGGAGGCCCCGCCGCCACAGCGAGACCTCCAGTCACCCCACAGACACGATACCCTATCCGCCACGCCTGGTAAACCGTTCACCAGCTGGCCCCACCATTTGGCTCGAATCAGAGCCCGCCGCGACCGCTTCCGCATCCTCTGCGAAAGCCCATATCTCAGAACGTAGGCTGCGAAGGGGGCTGTCTTGAATTTCTTGTATGTTGCTCATGCTCAATATCGTATACTACCTATCACTAATGTCAATAAGTGTCACAACTTAGGAAATCCTCGAAAAAGTTTTTCGGTCGCAGGGGACC